CTAATATCTCTACTCTAAGTTTAGGTGGTAGATAATGTAAATTAGCACCATACCATCCTCCCTTAGCTACTTCTAACATTATAATAAGAGGGTGTGTGTCATAATATTTAAGCTTATCTTTAGTTTTAGGATCATAAACATATGTCATCATTTTACCAGGGCCTGGCCGCTCTCTTTTAAAGTTATCTGCTACAGAATCATGATTTCGAATTTTTCTATCTTTTCGAATTCTATTTCTAAACCATTCTATGGATTCTTCTGTACCCATAGTGATCTCTGCTTTAGCAGCTAGGTCTTTATATCTATTAAATAGTGTATTAGGCATAAATTATTTATTCCATTTTTTATAATACTTTTAGGAGATATTAATGCAAGATAATAAGGACGTTATAGAAGCCGGAAGAGTTGCATGGAACAAGTTGTCAATCGTGATGGATTCAGATCCAGAAATGTTTGATGATTATGAGTCATTTAAAGAATTTTATGAAATGTTAGTTAGAAAGTTGTTTGATAATGAGGAGAATTCACTTTAATGCCTACTTATAATTTTATAAATCAACAAGGTGAAATAGAATCTCATTTTATGAATTATTCTGAATTAGATAATTTTTCAAAAAAAAATCCTAACCTTAAAAGAACTTTAAGTACACCATCGTTTATATCTGGTACATCTATTGATAGTGGTAAGTTACCAGAAGGTTTTAAAGATAGAATGCGTTTACTTAAACAAAAAAATCCATTATCTAAAGCGGTAGATCACTTAATATGATGAAAACTATTTCTAATGATGAAAAAGCTTTTTTTGAAAAAAAATTAGCTGCTGTAAGAGATAAAGTAGAATTATCTTTTGAGGAAGTGCAAAACGGATTATTTAATCTTCCTGCTCCTAAAGAAATTTATGAGTATTTAGATAAATTTGTAGTAGGTCAAAATAAAGCTAAAAAGATGCTTTCCGTTACAGCTCATAATCATTATAAAAGGTTAATGATTTTTAAAGAATCTGATTATGAAAAAAAATTAGACAAAACTAACCTTATGTTATTAGGACCTACTGGTTCTGGTAAAACTTACTTAGTTAAAAAATTAGCTGAATTTCTTAAAGTACCGTGTTTTGTAGCAGATGCTAATAGTTTAACTGCTGCTGGTTACGTAGGTAAAGACGTCGATTCTCTTATAGAAGGTCTAGTAGATGCAGCTCAAGGTAACTATGATGCGGCAGGAACAGGTATTATTTTTATTGATGAGTTTGATAAAATTGCTAAAAGAAAAATTCCTGGTAAAAATAGAGATGTTGGTGGTGAATCAGTTCAACAAGCATTGCTTAAACTTGTAGAAGGTACTAAAGTTGAAGTAGAGAGAGCTACAGGTTTCGCTAAAGTAAAATTTCAAATTGATACTTCAAATATTTTAATTATTGTTGGCGGTGCTTTTATTGATTTAGAAGAGATTATTGCTAAAAGATTAAAAGTTGGTCCAACTACTAATTTTGGTTTTGGTGCATCATTAAATCAAACAACTTCTGATATGGGATTATTACATAATGCTAAACCTGAAGATTTAGAACAGTTTGGTTTTATACCAGAAATATTAGGTAGGATACCTTTAATAGGTGTATTAGATGAATTAACTGAAGAAGATTTGGTAAATATTCTTTCAAAAGTAGATAATAATTTAATATACCAGTATAAAGAATTATTTAATTTTTCAGAAAACACCTTAGAGTTTAAAGATGAATCACTTTATGAAATTGCTAAATTAGCTAAACAACAAAAAACTGGCGCGAGAGGATTAAGAAGTATCTTAGAAAATGTATTATTAGATTATATGTTTGAATTAATAGATGCTACTATTGATATAGATGATGTTAAGAAAGTTCAATCACAGATGGGTAGATCTACCTAAACTTAAACAAATTAATACTGAGGAAGGTAGGCGTTATGCAATTAATAAGGAAACTAAATATCCTTCGATTACAACTGTCCTTGGAAAAACTAAAGATCTTACTGCGCTTAAAGAGTGGCGTAAAAGAGTGGGAGAAGAGCATGCAAATAAAGTTACAAAAGCTGCAACAACACGTGGAACGTCAATGCATAAACTTTGTGAGAATTACTTGCTCAATGAAACTTTGGATGATCTTGGTTCTACTTCTGGTGAGTTATTGTTTAGGGGAATTCGACCTTACTTAGACAGGATTGATAATGTTCGAGCACTTGAATCAGGATTGTTCTCTCATAAATTACATGTCGCCGGAACTGTTGATTGCGTTGCAGATTATGACGGAGAACTCACAATTATTGACTTTAAGACATCAAAGTCTGTTAAGCGAGAATCTTATTTACAAGACTATTACATGCAAGGATGTTTTTACTTTACATCGTTCTATGAGTTGACTGGTATGTTACCAAAACAGATATTAGTATTAATTTCTGTTCAAGACGGTTCTGTACAAGAGTGTTTTGTTAAAGGCAAAGATATTATTAATTGGACTGAACAGTTAAAAGAAAGGATAAAGCAGTATGAATCTTCTCAAACCATCTGATATTGCTAACGCTGCTACTGATATTGCTACTTTTATAGAAACAAGTGAATTAGCAGATAAAGATAAACAAAAAATTTTAGAAATGGTACGCGATTACTACCAAGATAAAAACGAACATATTATAGATCAATACTTAACTACGTTAGCAACAAGAACACTAGATAAGCATTTTCCACAAACGGGGTTTGAACAATAATGTTTAATACTGATAGTGAAATTTCAAAAAGAATAAAAAATCTTTCTAATGAAATTGAAAGTCTTAAGAAACATTCTCCAGAATTAAATTATATTGAGTGTACTGTAGAAATTTGTGAAAAATTTAATATTGAGTTTGAATCTGTAAAGAAAGCTCTTCCAAAAGTGATTAAAGAAAAAATTGAATTAGATGCGATGGAACTTAATATGCTTAAATATAAAAATCCTAGGGTAGCATGACAAAAGAAGGGTATGAAGTTTATATTATGTACTTAGCTTTGCAAAGGCATTTTAGTACTAATTACGATTATTTCTTATATAATGGAAAAGTTAAAGCTTCAAAAGATGCTTATTCATCTCGATCAGATATGTTTAGCTTTGAAAAACTTACTAAAATAATTCGTAAAGAAGATAGAGAAGATTTTTTTGTAGCTCATTTTTTAGATAACTCTAAAGAATGGATTAGAAATATGTCTAAATCTAAAATGGAAGAATATAGAGCTAAATATAGAATGTTTCCTGTTAATTTTAAAGAAAATTTACAATATATTAAAATTAACAATCCAGCAGTTATGATTTCAAGTCAACCTGATAAGATACCTCTTATTCACAAAAGCTGTATTAACGGATCAATTTCTTTAGAGACGATATGTGTTTTAGATGATATTTTCCCATACATACAAAAACATGAGCAAACGGTTACAGTACCTTTTGTATGGCCTGAATATATTAATAAAGTTAAAAAGTATAAACCTTTTGTTAAGAAAAAACTTCAAAATAACTTTATAAATATTATAGACATTGCGCGCAATGTCTTACTTTAACGAAACGACGAAACATCGAAACAGGAGAATAGAATATGTCATTTCAAGATTATCTAAAAAACCGTCAAGACGCATTTGCTACTATGACGGATACTCTCAAAAAAGAAGTTAATACTGAAAACCGTCCGGGTGATGATGATCGTATCTGGAAACCTAAAATGGGTAAAGATAACACAGGTTATGCTGTAGTTCGTTTTTTACCAGGTCAAGATATTAATAAAACACCGTGGGTGCGTGTATACTCTCATGGTTTTCAAGGACCAACAGGTAAGTGGTACATTGAAAAATCACTTACTACTATTGGTCAACAAGACCCTGTATCTGAGTATAACTCTAAACTGTGGAATTCAGGTATTGAATCAAATAAAGATGTAGCACGTAAACAAAAACGTCGTACTTCTTATTACACTAATGTAATGGTTCTAAAAGATCCTGCTAATCCTTCTAATGAAGGTAAAGTAATGATTTACCAGTTTGGGCAAAAAATCTTTGATAAGATTATGGCTTCTATGCAACCTGAGTTTGCAGATGAGGAAGCTGTAAACCCATTTGACTTAATTGAAGGCGCTAACTTTCGTATTAAGATTAAAATTGTATCAGGTTATTGGAACTATGATTCATCAGAGTTTGAAAAAGCTTCACCTTTATCTGAAGATGAAAGCAAACTCGAATCAGTTTTTGATGCACAGCATGACGTACATGAATTTGTAGATCCATCTACATTTAAATCTTATGATGAACTAAATGCTAAGTTAATGTCAACAATTGGTGCAGGTGTAGAAGAGCAGGATCAACCTCGTCAAGTATCAGTACCTACTGCTGAGACAACTGACACTCAAGAAGAGTTTAGTGCTGTTTTTGATAAACCTTCTACAAGTTCGTCAACTGATGATGATGATCTAGAAGATTACTTTAAGTCGCTAGCGGCTGACTAATATGCCATT